CCGTGGCGTAGCCCGTGTTCGTTGTGCCGACCTCGTTCGTCACGCCGTAGACGGTGGATGCGGCGGTGATCTGGTTCCACACCGTGTAGAGGGCGCACTTGAATGCGCCCGAGTCGATGGGGATGGAACCGTCGGCGATCAGCTTCGCCGTGCCGTTGCACAGGGCCCAGGGATCCGCTGCCATTCTGGTTTCTCCTTAGCTGGTCGGGATGATTTCGGCCGACAGGCCGTCGCTGCCTCGCTTGATTGACTGGACGGCCGTCGTTCCGTCCTCGAAGAACTGGCGGACCGCGGTCATGCGCCGGTCCGGACCGCGCTCGATCACTGCGCGAACGACGCGCGGCGCCGGCTGGCCATCGCGGCCGGGGGCTCCGTCCCGGCCGGCGGGCCCGCGCTCACCCGCCGGACCCGGCGCCCCGGCCGCGCCCCTTGGTCCCGGAGCCGTCGACGCGCTTCCATCGCGCCCGGGATCGCCTGGGCGACCGGTGTCGCCGACCGGCCCCGGCACGCCGCGCTCGCCCTGCGGGCCGCGAGCTCCGGCCGGCCCCCGCTCGCCGCGGGGACCCTGCATGACGATGCCGGCGGCGACGATCCCGGCGACCAGGTCGTCTGCGGTGCTCATCGGGACGGCCCCCGGGCGATGCGCGTCACGCCCATCTCATCCTTCGAGATCGTCATGGTCGTCGGAGGCTCGGGCGGGGGCGGGGCCGGCGCGGCGGCGAGCGCTTCCTCGGTCGCCAGATCCTTGAACCGCTCGATCTGCTGCGGGCTGTAGCCGGCGTCCTCCCAGAGCTGCTCCTTCGGAACGCCGAGCGACTGGAGCTTGACCAGGGCGTCGACGTGCTCGCTCTCGGTCTTGGTCTCGGCGTCCTTCCAGATCGTCTCGGCATCGGTCGCCGACGAGCGCACCGTGTCGCCGAGCGTCAGGAAGGCGAGCCGCATGGCCTCTTCCCAGCCCTCGCCGAAGTCCCGCTGGCGGCGGAGCGCCTTCGCCACGAGGCCGGTCTCCGCGGCCCGCAGCGACTCGCCCGACGGGAACGAGCCCGCCTGGCCGAGGAGGTAGTGCGGTGGTGTGCGGGTCGTGCTCGCGATGATCTGGATCGTCTGCTCGATCGCGCGAACGTAGGGGCCGAGGTCGGTGGCGTCGAACGTCCCAAACTTCGCGTCGGGCGCGGCGGTCGAGGCCCAGCGGTCGATCGCCGCCTTCCACGGTTCGAGCGGCCGCCCGTTCTCCGGGTCCACCGGGATCTCGATGCCGGTGGCCCACCGCTGGCGGAACGCGCCGGTCTCGGAGGCGAGGAGCATGTCGAGGATCAACTTGTTCAGCGCGTCCTGGAGCGGCAGGACGGAGGCGATCTCGCTCGTGCCGACGCCGTCGAGCGAGGGATCGTTCGCGAGCGGCACGATCGGCACCACGCCGAGCGGGTTGGGCAGCGGCCACGCCTCGCCCTGGACGGCCCGGGGTTCCCAGCCGCCGCTGTTGAACCGGCCATCGGAGCCGCGGCCGGTCGTCGTCCACTGGTACTTCTCGAGGCGGTCCGGGAAATACAGTGTGGCGAGCTTCGTCCCGTCGAGGGCCTCCCACTTCTTGAGCGCCGCGACGCGCTCCAGCGGGTCGTCGCCGTAGGCCACGATGACCTTCGCCGGGTCCTGGACGCGGAGGAGTGGCGTCTCGTCGCCCGGCCAGACAAGCACGGACACCTCGCCCGAGATGAGCGCCTCGCGGTGGGCGCGCTGGCTCTGCTCATCGAGCTGGTTGGCCTGCCAGATGTCCCAGGCGTCGGAGTCGGCCTGCTGGCCGGCTTCGCCGAGCCGGAAGCCGGTGACGGTGAGGCGTTCCTCGACGGCCTGAACGACGAGCTTGCAGAAGTTCGCGGAAAAGTGACGGAACCGCTGGGCGAACGCGGACCGGAAGTCGGTGGACGCGAAGGCGAGCGGCTGGTCGCCGGCGTAGTAGCGATGGAGCAGGTCGAGCGCGGGCCGGCGGTTGTCCAGCCGCTTGCCCAGCTCCTCGAGCCACCAGGCGGAAGTCTCGATCTCGGCCATCAGAACGTCACCAGCTTTCGGGAGACCGGGGGAGGTCCGGAGGGAACCAACATGCGGGCGCGGGCCATGATCGCGGCGACGTGACCGTCGATGCGCTCGGTGCTCTTGTCCTTCGCCGGCTTCATGTTCCCGGCCGCGTCCTGCTCCACGACGAGGTTGGAGGCCATCCAGCGGAGCACCGGGTTGCCCCCGTGGCGGAGCCGGCCGGCCGCGATGTCCGAGAGCCATTCCTTCGTCGGGGCGGTCATGGTCGCGAAGCCCTGCCCGATCGGGATGCAGCGGGCTCCGTCGCTCATGAGCTGAGTCACGAGTTGAGTGGCGTTCCAGCGGTCATAGGCGATCTCGCGGATGTCGTAGAGCTCGGCGAGGGCGCGGATGTCCTCTCGGACGCGGTCGTAATCGGTGACGTTGCCGGGCGTCGCGGTGATCCAGCCCTCGCGGACCCACACGTCATAGGGAACGTGGTCGCGGCGGGAGCGGATGGCGATGCCCTCCTCCGGTGCCCAGAACCGCGCCAGGACGTCCGTGAAGCCATCGGGTGCCTCGTGAAGCATCAGGAAGGCCGTCAGGTCCGTCGTGGACGCGAGGTCAAGCCCAGCGGTCACCACGGCGCCGGGAGGAACCATCGCCTCGGCGGCGCAGGCGTCCCAGCGGCTCATCTCGACGGCCCCGACCGATGCCTCGGTCCACTCGCAGAAGTTGAGGCGGCGGACGAGTGCCTGCTTCGCCGGCATGTCGAGAGCTTCCTGCACCTGTTCACGGAGGTAGCGGAGCGTCACGGTCACGCCGAGCAGCGGGTTCGCCTTCGGCCAGACGGCCTCGTCGGTCCAGTCGTCGCCGGGGTCCAGGGCGGCGATGTAGGCGAACCACGAGTCGTTCGGCGTGGTCCCGTCAAGAACCTTCCGGCTGTACTCGTGGTGCTGCCAGCACACGGTATTTCGGTCGTAGCCGCTGTTCGTGATCTCGAAGATGAGCGCGTCAGGGTCGCCCTTCGTGCCGGCCCGCATCTTCTCGACGACGGCGGCGGTCCGGTGCTCGTGGATCTCGTCGAGCAGGGCCATGTGGACGCGCTTCTGGTCGAGCGAGCGTGCTTCGGAGCTCACCGGGCGCATGTACGAGCCGTTCGCCATGACCGCGAGGTTGTGCGCGCCCACGTCGATCCGGCTGGCGAGGGCCGGCGAGCCGGCGACCATCTGCGAGGCGTCGTTGAAGAGGTACTGGGCCTGGTCGCGCGTCACCCCGGCGGTGTAGACCTCGGCAGCCGGATGGCCGTCGGCGACCATGCCGATGATCCCGACTCCGGCCGCCATCGGCGTCTTGCCGTTGCCCTTGCCCTCTTCGACGTAGGCGGTGCGGAAGCGCCGCGAGCCGTCGGCGAGCTTCCAGCCGAACAGGCTTCCGACGATGAACTGCTGGCTCGGCTGGAGCTCGAACGGCTCGCCCGTCGGAAGGCGGAGGAAGGTGAAGAAGTCGATGGCCCGCTGGGCGGCGTCGCGGTCCCAGACCAGTCCGCGCTCGTGGCCGTGGGCGAGATCGTCGAGGTGCCGCTGGCACGCCTGCCGGACCAGCCCGCCCGCCACGATGCGACCCGCGAGGACATCGCGGGCGTACTTGGCGACGGGATCGGGCGGGCGTCCTGCCATCAGGTGCCGCGCAGCGAACGGTAGAGTTGGGCGGGCGGCACGTTGCCGTAGTCGCCGCGGTGGATTGCGCCGCGGATGCCCTCGGCCCGAGATGCGACGGTCGTGCCGTTGATGAGAGCTCGAGCGTCGGCGGCGTCGTAAGCCTTCACGTTGATCGGCTTGCCGTCGCGGAGCATTCCCCAGAACATCGTCCGGCGCGGGATGCGGTTGCCGTTCGCGTCCCGTTTCTGGATGCCTCCGGGGGTCCAGGGTGTCATCACGTTCCCCTAAGCGATCGGCCAGTCACGGCACGCCAGACATCGGACGACCGGCGTCCGGCGCCGTAGCCGCTGATGACCTTGCCGCCGGAGAACTCGAGGTCCATCGCCGACGCGGCCCGCTGCGCTCGCGCCTGACTCTGGTACTCGTTCGGGAGTCGGTTGCCGGTCAGGACGTTCCGAATGCGGAAGCCGCCGAGCCCGTAGCGGCCACGTTCGACGACGTAGGCTGGTGTCATCACGTCCCTCGCAGCGAGCGGGCGGACCTGGCTTGAGGATCTCGGACGGGGCGGATGCTCACGCGGCGGGTTCGCATCACGCCGTTCTCTGTCGAGGCGATCTGCACCATCCCGCCCCGCTGGAGCCACGGCTCCCCGTTGTACCCAGTCCGGCCGTCTCTCCAAGTAAACTGCTGCGTCATGGCTCACGTCCCCCTAAGCGATCGGCCCGGACGCCAGCCGCCGGCCCGCGCCTGCGCCTCTTCGGCGGCCCACATCCGGTCTTCGTAGCTCTGCGTGGTCATCGAGCGGGCCCGGCTGGCCGTCTGCCGACGAGCGGCGGCCGCGGACTGGTAGGAGCCGAACCGCTGGCGGATGGTCGGCGTCATGGGTCAGGTTCCGCGGAGGGAGCGAGCGGCCGCGGCGTTGCGCTGGTCAATGTTCCAGAGCGTCTCGGCCGCGCGCCGGAGGCTGCCGCGAGTCGCCTCGTAGTCCCGCATGGGTTCCGCGCGAACGGCCGCCCTGGCACGGCGATCGGCGCGTGCGAGTGCCTGTGCGAGCGTCATGGCCTAGCCTCCTGCTGCCCGGCGGATGGCCGGCTTGGTGGTGAGGAACTTCTCGAACGGGTCGGCGGTCGGCGACTGCTTCACCCTGATCTGGCCGCGGCTCGAGGGGGTCGCCCCGATCTCGCGGGCGGCGATCTGCTGGGCGGTGCGGGCCTTGTCGATGGCCGCGAGGATCGGGTTCACCGCGACCTCGCCGGCCCGGTTGCGGATGACGGCCTTGCCGCCGGTCGCGTTGTACGTGGCGACGAGCTGGCGGTACGTCACCGTCGTCTCGGCGAACTGGCGCACGGCCTCGGCGTCGGCGAGCGTGATCGCCCCCGTCGGCCCCAGGACGGCCATGATGTGATCCCACTCGGCGTCAGCGCCTTCGATCATGCCCTCGGGACGCGCTGGCAGGCCGGCCGCGACCTTCGGCTCGTCCAGGTTGATGCGGTCGCGCTTGACCTCGCCGCGGAGGAGCTTGAGAGCGGTCGGGAGAGGCGGCCGGCCGACCTTCGCGTTGCTGGTTCGGGCTGCCATCACGTCACCTGACTGCATAGAGTTAGGCCAGACTGCATAAATCGGGGTGGGCACTTCTGCCCGTACGGATTCGTAGC